CGGAAGGCTCTTCAGATACAAGAGTGGTTGGAATAAAGGGAAACTTGGGAGTGAGATATGGTCTTAAGTTCTCGGTTATTGTTGACGGAATACCTAGAGAGGTAACATCTGCAGAAGTCGATGCATTAGATCTTAAGACTTCACAAATGCCATCTCTAGAAGGAAACACAAAACTTCTCTACTGCCTACTTAAGAACCTAAAAGATGATGAGAAATTTGGGTTAATCGCAAGATATATTTTCCCACTACCAAAGGTAACAGCCACTGTCGCAATATATAATGATATGGGATTTTTGCCATCGATTGGACAACTTACCACTGACGAGGGAGCCAATCAATCTGGTGTCGATGATATATCTGACAAACCAGGAGCTAGGGTCATTATAGACGATGACACCGGCGAAGTTGTCTCGTATGAGGCAACCCCTGGCTGGCAGCATATTGATGATCGTCCAAGATTTACACCATTTACAAGAATGTGGGATGAGTGGGATCAAGTCTTGTTAAGAAATTCAAAGAGTAGAATAAAGAAGAGCTTTAAAACACTGTACAACTTGAGAGACTTTAAGCCAGGAAACGATGATAGTGCGACCGGAGCAGCAAGGACTGTGGTAAACAATCTCAAGTCAGCAATGAAAGAACGTCCAGCTGTCGGACTGCTGCCATGGTGGAAACGATCGAAGCTTAGAAGCAACCCGTTTGACTCTAAGGGTAAATTATGTGAAAAAAAGTAACCAAGTGATATTTACTAGGAGGAATTTGCTGTGTCATCAATCGGAGTAGCGTTACCAATAGAGAAGGATAGTGTCGACGGGTTCGCAATGCTTAAGGGTATTCGCGACACCGTGAAGCAGAATTTAAAGATGCTGGTTTTAACAAATCCCGGCGAGAGAGTTATGGAACCCGAGTTTGGAGTTGGTATAAAACGTTATTTATTCCAAAACTTCTCAGAAAATATCCAGTCAGACATAAAGCAAAGAGTAACCAGACAAGTGGCGATATATATGCCGGCTGTTCGAATAGATTCAGTAAACTTTCTTGGAAGCAACCCGGACACCAACTCACTATCAATGTCGATAATATACTCTATACCAGATATTGGGGTAAAAGATTTGTTAGAATTTACTATTTAGCTTTTGAGGCATATACATGTCAGACGACCAAAAAAATAACTTACCGATAAAATACACAAGTCGAGAGTTCTCCTCAATCAGAGAAGATCTGCTTGAACTAGTTGAACGCTTCTATCCAGAAAACTTTCAAGACTTTAGTGAAGCCTCGTTCGGAGCTATGATGTTGGATGCAACTGCTTATGTCGCAGATCAGATGGCTTTATATATTGACTTCAATGTTAACGAGTCCTTTCTTGATACATCCTTTCAACTAGAAAATGTGCTCAGGCACGGTCGAGTGCTAGGATATAAAGATCCAGGTAGACCATCGACTACAGGCATAGCTTCGATGTTTGTGTTGGTGCCGGCATCTTCAACGGGTATGGGTCCGGATTCTAAGTACATCCCGATAGCATCAAGGGGAACCTCTTTCACTACCAATACTGGGCTGGCGTTTATCTTAACTGATAATATCGATTTCAATGATCCGTCCAACGAGGTGGTGGTCGCTAGAGTAGACAACACTACTGGCGCGCCAACCCACTATGCAATCAAAGCAAATGGGAATGTTATATCTGGTCGCTTTGGGCAGAAAGAGATTACTATTGGTGCATACGAGAGGTTTAAAAAAGTCTCACTGAGTGCCGCCAACTTATCCGAAATAATCTCTGTGTTTGATCAGGAGGGCAACGAATATTTTGAAGTCGAATACTTGTCACAAGATATGGTATTCAAAGAAATACCAAACGTAAACTTCAAAAACGATAATGTGCCCTCTATTATAAAGCCTCTTTTGGTTTCTAGAAAGTTTGTTGTTGAGAGAACTCGCAACGGTGTTATGCTTCAGTTTGGCAGCGGAGACCCCGCTGAGTCTAATGTAGTGGCGCAACCACAATCAGTAGCAATGAACGCATTTGGTAAAAGCTATACTAGCGATACTTCATTCGATCCAACAAGGTTAAGCAAAAACAATAATTTTGGTATCGTGCCAGTCAATACAACACTGACTGTATTATATCGCTCAACAAACCCGAGTAACTCCAACGTCGCAGTTGGGAATTTAAATAAAGTCACCAATGCAAGACTAAGGTTCAACGATGAAAGCACCCTAAGCCCCACTTCAGTGACACAGATTATTAATTCTTTTGAAGTTTCTAACGAAACCCCGATTGTGGGAGATGTATCAAACCCATCGACAACGGAAGTCAAGAGAAGGATCTATGATACATTCCCAACACAGAACAGGGCTGTAACTCAGTCGGACTATGAAAGCATTGCCTACCGCATGTCTCCTAAGTATGGATCAGTAAAAAGAGTCAGCGTACAGAAGGACCCAGACTCCCTAAAAAGAAACCTAAACATGTACGTTATTTCTGAAGATTCTTTTAAGAAACTAACCAAATCGAACAATACAATCAAAAATAATTTAAAAACTTGGTTAAATGATTATAGAATGATTAACGATACGATCGATATCTTAGATGCTCATGTGATAAACATTGGTATTGATGTGATGGTTAAGCCAGTTTCTGGTGTATCGAGAGCAGATGCTCTTGATGATTCTCTTAGAATTATCAAAAGTATGTTTGAGGAAGGGTTTTTCATCGGAGAGCACATGTACATAAGTGACATTTACTCAAAACTTAAAGAGTCTCAATCGATCTTAGATGTGATCACAGTGAAGATAAACTCAAAAACAGGCGGAGAATATTCGAATATCAAGTTTGATATCAACTCGAATACATCTCCCGATGGCACTTACCTGATTTGCCCAAAGAATGCAATATTCGAAATTAAATACCCAGATGTAGATGTACGAGGAAAGGTTAGATAATGCTTAAGAGATATACTGCTTCCGCTGATACTACAATAGTCAATGCCTATCAGCCAAACTTGACTACACGTGGAACTGGCTCAAATGCTGGCTTAGCTGACGTTTTAGAGACATTCTCTATATACGGACGCCAACAGGCTAGCAGCTCAACTTACCAAGGATCTCAAGAGTTATCTAGAATCTTGATTAAATTCCCCACTGAGGGGATCTCTGCAGATCGTCTCGCCGGCACTGTCCCTGCTAGCGGGAGTGTGAAGTTTTATCTGAAATTACACAATGCAGAACAGAGCAAGACTGTCCCACGTGATTTTAAGCTTGTAGTTCATCCTGTCTCTCGTTCTTGGCAAGAGGGAGTAGGTCTCGATCTTGAGGGCTACGCAGATCTAACAAAAGGGAATCCAGGGGCGAATTGGATGTCTGCATCCAACTCTTCTGCTTGGACAAAAGTTGGAGGGGATTATATAACAAACACAGCATCGATAAATCAAATACAAACGTTCGAGACAGGACTGGAGGACTTAGAAGTTGATATATCAGAATTGGTCGAGAGGTGGCTGGCTAGTACGGTTGATAACTACGGTGTCGGTATATACCTCTCCTCTAGTTATGAAGCTTACTATTCTGGATCTGGTGGTACTGATGATGGTAGCATATTAAATAATCTTGATGGTGCCACAAAATCATATTATACAAAGCGTTTTTTCGCACGTGGAACGCAATATTACTTTAAAAAGCCGGTTATCGAAGCAAGGTGGGATTCAACCACGCAAGATGATAGAGGAGATTTCTATTACAGTAGCTCCCTTGCGCCAGCAGCAGATAACTTAAATACAATATATCTGTACAATATCATTAACGGAGCCCTGACGAACATTCCAAGTATCGGAACAGGGGAGATTTTAGTTAGCCTGTATTCTGGATCCGCAGACAACTCTGCTCCATCTGGTTCTAAATTAACGTTATACGATGGAAATACAAATATAACAGGAGGCTGGGTATCTACCGGTTTATACTCTTGCTCTGTGGGCATCAATTCCTCATCGACCACTACACTCTACGATGTATGGCACTCCGGAGCCACAGAATTCCATACAGGGACAATCGTGCCAGAAGTACGTTCGGCAAACTTCTCTACATCTGAGAAGACATATTATTTGAATATAACAAACTTACAGAATGCATACAGAAATGACCAACTAACGAGAGTTAATCTGTTCGTTCGAAATAAGTTCTGGCAACCAACGATCTATACAGTCGCAAACAATACCGTTGAAACAACAACGATTCACAGTGCTTCTTACCGAGTTATCCGGTCTCTGGATAATCTGGAAGTAATACCGTATGGTACTGGTTCTGATTTGCACACTTTACTTTCATACGATTCTAAAGGGAATTATTTTGATTTCGATATGAACTTGTTAGAATCTGGATATGAATATAAATTCAAATTTGCTTTCTATGATCCGATAACCAACTCATGGAAAGAGCAAAACGAAGATTTCAAATTTAGAGTAGAGAGTTGAGATAAATAAATATGAGCATTAAAAAACTATTTTCACAACACCGAACAGACTCTCGCGACTATTCTGATTACGCTGATGATAAGACGACTTTCGATTCAGTTGAGTCATCCAGAAATGCAAGTGAAATCTCCATAGAGAAGAATACCTTTGTCCCACAAGTAGATTATTCTCAACCGCACAAGTTTGCCAAATTTGGATCAGCAGAACTTTACTACAGCGGTGCGATGACGCATATCATCGATTACTACCCATATGACGGGTCTGATGCAGAAAAGAATAAATTCTATAATGGCTTGATGCCAGTTGAGAGATATATCTTTGATAAGAAATATCCTCGATTTAACGGCTATGGTATCTTAAGCGCTACTGGCTGGGGAACCGGCACAGTAACTGCAGATGGTTATGGTCAACCTAACACGAAAGAGTATATCATATTCAAAGGTGGACCTCACGGAACGTCTGGATCTCTATCTTCAATAGTCAACAATCCATATAACAACAAGTACCAAAACGCCAACATATACGATACCTCGTTATACACAACTGCGGGTC